AGAAGCTAAAAAATTAGAATTACATACAAAATGACAAGGAAAACTAATACAATGTTAATAGGCTTATTAGGTACAATTCTAATGGGTTTAGCAACATGGACATTAGTAACACTTATGGAACTTCAAATTTTAGTTAATATGATTCAACAAGATTTAATAAGTATTGATAAACAATTCGGCAGAGTTTATAACTTTATAGATTCAGTAAGAAACTAATGATTTGGTTAATAATTTTTATAGGAGTAATGGCATATGCAGTATATCGTATCAATCGTTTTGCTGATGATATTAACCCTCGGAACTTCTTTAGCAGAAGAAAAGACGACAAATAATTTAATTACTAATGGTAATTTTGAAACAGGAAACTCTAATAGTTGGACTACTAATGGAGATGTTCAAGTATTAAATGATTGTTGTACCCTTAATAATATTCCTAGCAATTATGATTTAGAGTTTGGAGATAGTGGTTCAATAGAGCAAGAATTTAATTTAAGTACAGATACAATTACACAAGATATGCTTAATAATGGAATTACATTAGATAGCACAGTAGAAGTACAGAATGGAGAATGTGCTGTTGCTGGTTGTTGGGGTGGAAGTGGTGGAGCAGATTCATTTACAATAGTTCTTAAAATAAAAGATGCAGATGGCAATGTTCTTGCTACAAGTACAAAGATTAGAACAGATGTAACAGGAATTAATGGTGCTAACTTTACAGATACTTTAACCTTTAATGGCCAAAACTCTAATTTAGGAAATCTTAATATAGCTGGAACTGATGCTAATGCTCCAGCAAATCTAGGTGGTGCTAATGTAGATAATATTTCTGTTACTATGACTTATGACGATACAGTTATTTCTAATGAGATTATTGAAGAATTAGAAAATGTATTTGAAGATTTAAAAGAAGAAATATTTGAAGAGTTAGAGTTTAAAGAAGAATTTACATTTAATGAAGAATTTACTTTTGAAGTAGTTCAAGCACCAGAAATTAAGGAAGAATTAGAAATAGAGCAAATAATTGAAGAGTTATCTATGCCTGAAAAAGAACCTGAAATAATAGAAGAAGCAGAAATTGTAGAAGAAGTTATAGAGGAAAAGCCAGAAGAAGAAGTTATTACAGAAGAAATAATTAAGGAAGCTAAAGAAGAAATGCCTGAAGAAATTAAAGAAGAAGCACCAGAGCAAATGGCAGAAGAAAAAGAAGAAGAAATTATAGAAGAAACTAATGAAGAAACACCTACTAAAGAAGTTAAAACAAAGGTAGCAAGTAAGAAAACAAAGAAACCTAAAATAGATAAGATAATGGCAAAAGTAGATGAACAAATTAAAGATAGTGCTAAAAATTTAGTTATTAAAAATATAATTAAATTAGATGCTATGCAGAATGATCAAGCTTCTCTAGTAGCTTATAATAATACAGAGTTTTATAAGCCTAAAGATATTTATTTGAATCAGATAGAGATATTTGATAATAGGTCTATATATGCTAATATTGATTTAGTTAAATATACTGCTAATGATATAATGGAAGTTAAGATAAAAAAACTAAATGAAATTAAGTCTAAAAAAAGGCTATTACTTTTAGAATTACAGGAGTTAAAACAATGATGAAAAAGATACAAGACAATCTAACAAATATAGTAGTTGTATTAGGACTAATAGCTTCTATAGGTGCTGGATTTACAAAGTTTGCTAATATGGAATCAAGTATAGAGCAATTAAAAAATCAAACTGCACCTGATACTACAGGAATAGAAACTAATGCTTTTGCTATAACAGATATTAATACAGATATAGCAGTAATAAAACAAAAGCTAGAAACACATGGCCATAATAATGATCATGCTCATGATAATACTGATATTAAAATTTTAAAAAAAGAAATAGAAGTGTTAAAGCTAGAGATACAAGAGTTAAAAGAATCATCTAAAAACCCATTAAGCTAATGAAATTTATTTTAGCTTATACTATTTGCTCTGCTATGACAGGCTTTTGTAATACTCCTGTAGTACACCCTACAAGTTTTAATAGTTGGACAGATTGTACTAAACATGGTGCAGTTGTAACTATAAAGGTAACTAACGAATTTCAAGAAAGATTTAACAAGGAAAAATTATACATTTCGTATTTCTGTAATGAACATAACCCTGACAAAACCACAACTTGAAGTAAATAATTCAAAAGCTAGATTTAGAGTTTTAATAAGTGGTCGTAGATTTGGTAAAACATATTTATGTATTACTGAAATGATGAAGTATGCAACTCAAGTAAATAAAAAAATCTGGTATGTAGCACCTACATTTAAGATGGCTAAAGAAATCGTATGGTCTAAACTAAAAGAAATGTTATCTGAATTTAATTGGATAGAAAATATTAATGAATCTAATATGACTATTACTATTAAAAAAACAGGAAGTAAAATATCTTTAAAAGGTTGTGATGCATATGATAGTTTAAGAGGAGTAGGATTAGACTTTCTTATACTAGATGAATTTGCAGATATTGAAGAGAAAGCTTGGACAGAGGTATTAAGGGCTTCTGTATCTGACACAGAGGGTGATGTACTTATGTGTGGTTCTCCTAAAGGTTATGGTAATTGGTCATATAGAATGTATCTTAAAGGACAAGATCAAGATAAAGAATGGGATAGTTTTCAATTTACTACTTTACAAGGTGGTATGGTTTCTGCAGAAGAAATAGAACAAGCTAAACAAGATATAGATATTAGAACCTTTAGACAAGAATTTGAGGGTACATTTGAGAACTATGCTGGAAGTGTCTATTATAATTTCCACCCTGTTGAAAGTGTAGTTAAGAAAGAAATAGATTGGACTAAACCTTTACATATAGGAATGGATTTTAATGTGGACCCAATGAGTGCTTGTGTAGGGCAAATAGAGAAAGATAAAATATATTTTTTAGATGAAGTAATTATTTATTCTAGCAATACTGATGAAATGGTAGAAGAAATAAGGAATAGATATGGAACAAAGATACCTATATTTATTTATCCTGACCCAGCTTCTAGACAAAGAAAGACATCTGCTGGTGGTAGAACTGATTTAAGTATTTTACAAAATGCTGGATTTAAAGTTAAATGTAAATTAAAGCACCCAGCTGTCCGAGATAGGATAAATGCTGTTAATAGCAAACTAAAAGATTCAAATGGTAATAGGCATATTTTTGTTTCACAAACTTGCAAAACTATTGTAAAAGGATTACAACGACAAATATACAAGGAGAATACGAATATTCCTGATAAGGAAGATGGCTATGATCATATGAACGATGCAATAGGTTATATGGTTGATTTTTTAAAACCTCTTACTACTCAGGCAGTATTTTCTAGACCAACAAGATGGACAATGAAGTAATTTATGGCATATACTAGAGATCAAGCAATAGAAACCCACAAAGACTATTCCGAAACAATAAATAATTGGGAGTATTATATTAGATCATATAATGGTGGCTATGACTATATGATCGGACAATATCTAAATAGATATAATTTAGAATTAGATAATGAATTTAATCAAAGACTTGCTAATACACCATGCGATAATCATTGTAAGAATATAATTCAAATTTATTCATCATTCTTATTTAGAGTTAGACCGAGTAGAGATTTTGCAGATATGCAAGATGAACCTAGTTTAGAACAATTCTTAAAAGATGCAGATTTAGAAGGAAACAATTTAAACTCTGTAATTAAGCAAGCACAAAATTATGCTTCTATTTATGGTCATTGTTTTAGGGTTTTAGCTCAACCTAATGTAACTACACACACTAGAGCAGAAGAATTAGAACAAGAAATAAGACCTTACTTATCTATTATAACTCCTGAAAATGTTTTAGATTGGAATTTTCAAAGACAATTAAATGGTAAATATGAATTAAATTATTTAAAAGTAAGAGAAGAAGTAGATCGAGAGGGTGGAACATATATGCGAATATGGTACCCTGATAGAATAGATACTATTTACATGGCAGAAAGAGAAGAACCAAGATTAATAGATACTGTACCTAATGCGATTGGCAAAATACCAGCAGTTATTTTATACAATTCTAAATCTCACAAAAGAGGAATTGGTCAATCCGATTTAACAGATATAGCAGATTTACAAAAATCTATTTATAATGAGTATTCAGAAATGGAACAGTTAATTAGATTAACTAACCACCCATCATTAGTTAAAACTCCTAGTGTTAATGCTAGTGCTGGTGCTGGTGCAGTTATAGAAATGCCTGATGAAATGGAACCTAACTTAAAACCATATTTACTACAACCATCTGGTCAGAACTTACAAGCGATAATGGATTCAATAAATAATAAAGTTCAATCTATAAATAGAATAGCACACACAGGAGCAGTAAGAACAGAAAAGACAGGCATAACATCTGGTGTAGCTTTACAAACAGAATTTGAATTATTAAATGCAAGACTATCAGAGAAAGCTGATAACTTACAAATAGCAGAAGAACAACTATTTAGATTATATGCTTTATTTCAAAATACTAAATTTGATGGAGAAATTAATTATCCTGATAGTTTTAATATTAGAGATTATGCTACTGATCTTATGTTCTATCAACAAGCTAAAGCAGTAGGTGTTGAATCTCCTACATTAAGTAAAGAAATAGATAAAGAAATTGCTAGAGCAGTAGTAGATGATGATGAAAAATTAAATGATATATTTGATGAGATAGAAAGTAAATCTGAAGTAGGGGAATTTACACAAGATGAACCTCAACAAGAAATTCAAGAAGTAGAACAAGAACAAATTTAATGAATGTCCGATATAGTAAAAGATGCTACACTTTACAGAATCAAGCAAATAGAACTTGCTGAAGCACAATATTATAAATCTTTAATCGCAACATTAGACAGAATAGAAAGAGAAGTAGTTTCACTTGCTGGAAGATTACCTACACAAGATGGTAAGCTAATAGAATTACAATCTGCTATTGCTATTAGACCTAGAATAAAATTTATTTTAGAAAGAGAATATTTAGCATGGTCAGATACAGTAGTTCGAGAGGGTTTTAATAAGCAAGCTAAAAGAATAGAAAAAGCATTTAAAAGAATAGGTAATATTCCTATAGAATTTCAAGAACTTACTAAAGGAGATTTAGCTTTAGTTAAAAATTTAAAACAACAATATTTTACACAGTTTAAAGATGTATCTAATACATTTACTAGAAGATTATCAGAAAAGGTTTATCAGAATACTCTTGTAGGTTCAGATTTTACAGTATTAGAAAAAGAATTAAGGCAAACTATTAATGGTATTTATGCTAGTGCAGATGACCCAGAAGCACAGAAGCTTATAGATTATATAAACAATAATAAGTTTAATAAGTCTAAAAGAGCAATAGTTAATCAAAAAATACAGCTTTTACAGTCAAAATTTGCTAGAGATCGTGCTGGAGAGAATATGAAAAGGTATGCTGGACAGATATTAAATGATTCTTTAAGAGATTTTGATGCTACCTTAAACCTTAATAAGTCTAAAGATGCTGGATTAACTTTTGTAAAATACTATGGAGATGTAATACCTACAACTAGAGATCATTGCAGAAAGATAATTAATGGAGTATATAACAAGAGGAAAAGTGGACTTTTCACAATTGATGAAGTCAATTCACTTTGGAACACTAGAGGTTGGAAAGGCAAGAAGTCAGGAAATCCTTTAATTGTTCGTGGTGGTTATAATTGCCGACATCAATGGTCATATGTCAACCCAGATTGGTATGACAGTAATGGCGAACTAATAATATAACAAATAGGAGAACTATGTCCGAAGAACAAACAAAAGCTACAGAAACTAAAGTAGCAGAAACACCTAAAGAAGAAGTAAAAGTTGAAGAAACAAAACAACAAACTTTTTCACAAGAACAATTAGACAATATAATTAAGTCTAGACTTGAAGCTGAAAAATCTAAATATGAGAAAAAACTTCAAGAAGAAGAAAAAGTAAAACAAGAAGAACTTAAACAAGAACAACTTAAAGAAGCAAAAACTAAAGCTGATCTTGAAAAAATAATGCAAGAAAGATTATCTGAAAAAGAAAAAGAACTTTCAAATTATAAAATGCAAATTAAAAAAGAAAAGGTTGATAATTCAATTCTATCTATTGCTAATAAAGAAAAATCTATTAATGCACAGCAAGTAGTATCTTTATTAAAAGATGAAGTTAGATACACAGATGATGGAAGAATAGAAGTAGTTGATAATAATTCTAATGTACGATATAACATTAAAGGAGAACTATTAACAATAGAAGATAGAGTTAAAGAGTTTTTAGATAGCAACCCACATTTCCGTCAAGGGTCATTGTCAGGTTCAGGAAGCCAGAGTGCTATCGGTGGTAAAACTGTTAAACCTTTTAATATACAGGACTTGGACTTAACAAACCCAGAAGATCGTAAAACCTATGCAGAGTATAGGAAGAAACGAGATTCAGGCGCTGTTCAGATTAACTTAACAAATAAATAATAAAGGACAAACAAAATGGCAAACGAAAGCACAAGTTCTACACTATCGGAACTATATACAGAGATAGTAGCAGAAGCACAATTTGTTATTAACGAGAAATCTATAATGAAAAATCTTGTTAAAAATTATGCTATATCAGGTGGTGGAAAATCAGTAGAAGTTCCAATTTATGCACAAGTAAGTGCTGGAGCAGTTTCAGAGGCAGCTGATTTATCTAACACAGCTATCAACCCATCTTCTGTAACTATTACAGCAAGTGAAGTTGGTATTATGACAACTCTAACTGACTTAGCAAGAAATTCAGCACCAAGAAATGTAGCTGGAGACATTGGTAAGCTTTTTGGAGAAGCGATTGCTAAAAAAATGGATCAAGATTTACTTGCTCTATTTGATGGCTTTTCAACTGCAGTAGGAACTGACAGTGCCGCTTTATCTCCAGCAACAATTTTTAATGCATCTTCAACTTTAAGAGCATTAGGATTGCCTGTTGATGAAACATACTGTGTATTGCACCCAAAAGTAGCATTTGATCTTAAATCAGGATTAACTAATACTTTTGCTGGTCTATCTACTGACCTATCAAACGAAGCATTAAGAAGTGGCTTTATCGGTCAAATTGCTGGTATCAAAATATTTGAAACTGGAAATATGGCAAATACAGGTACAGGTGGAGATTTCAAAGGTGGAATGTTCCATAAAGATGCTTTAGGTCTAGCAATGATGCAAGACATTAAGATTGAAACTCAACGTGATGCTTCTTTAAGAGCAGAT